TATTCACCTATATTGCACGATACGGTCAAGATGACCGATGGAATGGCAGGGCAGAAAGCGGTCGCCGGGTCGGCTAGAATCTGCACTCCGGTGTTTGTGGTCGCCCACATAAGCTCAAAATAATCGCCTGTATTCATCCTTAGCACAAAATTCCAAGCGGCAACATAGGCTTGGTTAGCGCCCTGCGTATGGACTTTTGTGGCCGAGTTAGGAACGTCCGTCCCGTTAACGCGGGCCCAGATGTAAATATCTTTTGCGGTTCCGGTAGTGCTTTCAAGCTGGATCGAGAATTGGAAATTATACGCGCCGGGCCGGTCCACATAAATACGCGACGTGGGCGTCCCGCGGTAAACGCCGGCCGACAAGTCTGTATTGTTAAACGTGATAGCATAGGCTGTATTGGTAGCGGCGGCCGTCTGGTCGGTTGTGTCAAAGAACGTGCCATAGCGCAGCGAACCGCTGCCGAGCGCCGAGAACACGTTATAGAAGAACCGATACCATTCCCTTGAGATAAGGTCCGTGAACGTGATCGGGACGCGCGAGGCGGGGATTTGCGAGATGTTCTCAGGCATTGGTCGGGCTCAGGATAAGTTCCGCGCCCATAATGGCAATCTTAACCGGATCGGTGCCGGACACTTCGTAAACCCTATCGCGGATTTTCTGCGTCATGCCGAGCCGCCGCCAGATAACGCGCTTGCCGTATTGCCCAATCTGCCCCATCGATTTCCAGTGTTCGCTTGACCAGGTATGCCCGCCGTCGTCGGACCAGCGAAGCATGACTTGGGGGTTGCTGCCCTGCCCCGTCGCAAGCCCAACCCCCGTCTCGCAGTCTAGCTGAAGACTGTGCTGCGCCGTGCGCTTTAGATCATTTTGACCAGTGGGAAGCGCCCGCCACGACCGAAGCCATTTTTGAACCGTGCCAGCCTCAGAATAGACGTTCATATCGTAGGCGTAGAGAACGCCCGTAACATAGTCGCCTATGACAATTTCGTTTGCAAAGTTCATCTGGCATTGGCCGAGATGGCGCGTAAACTGGTTGTCCTCCCAACCAGCGCGCTCATGCCAAACGCCCGTCGACACGTCGAACACCCAAGTCGTGTTAGCGGTCGGAAAGTTCAGCACGTAAAACGCATGGCCGTCTTGCTGATAGGTATAGGCCACCGCGTCCGCGAGCGTTGAATACTGCTGGATTTGCCATTCGACGGCGTGCGTCGATACGCGCTCGCCGGTGTAACCCTTTGACCGATAGACAATACCGTTGCCGCGCGCGTCTTTACCGAGCCAGAACAGAGCGTTATCCAGCTTGGCGACCGAATACGCCGCCTGACAACCGATTTCGTTGAACGCACCTTGGATGCGGGCCAACGGAAAATCGGGGAGCCCGGCGTTATACCAAACTTCAACAGAATTAGTGCCAAACAGCCAAACCTCGCGGTGATCGACAATCAGCGTAACAAGATTGTCCGGCGAACCTTCGGCGCTGGCGAAGTCCAGCGGATCAACGGACGTGCCGTCGTAGAGCGAAGTCACCCAGAACTTTTGGCTGTTTGGTTGGTTGTAGACAAAATAGCCGTCGATAAACCCTACGCCCACCGCGCCAAAGAAATCCGGGTCTGTAATCTGCGCAAACACGTCCGTATTGGCGTTGTAAATATAACCGTTTGCGCCATCTGCGATAAAAAGCTGGATGCCGTTATCTACCATGTTAACGGGCGAAGTGCCTGTAACAATACCCTTTTCAACATAGGTCCAGTCAGAGGCTATCTTGTAAAATTTGTTTCCAGAGACAGCGTAGGCATAATCTCCGAACGTCCACAGCCCCCGCACCGGGCCGGTAGGCAAACGCACAAGCTGGCGAAGCCCTGGGGCGCGCTGAAGAAACGCTGGCTGTTTGCCGCCATCAGGCACAATCTCAGGGTAAAGATTTACAAGCCTGTTATCCGCAGCATTAACGCTGCGAGCGACATAGCTAGAGCCAAGGATGGGCGTCTGCATCAGTAGTTGCCCGCGTAAATGTTATACCGCTGACGAGTGCCTACAATGCTGTAAGGCAGCGCCATGATGTCGTCGGGGTTGTTGATACGCTTCAGATTGCGTTTGCTATACATAGCGATGCGCTGCACCTGCGCGGACGGTTCGACACCAAACTCAGGGGCAAGTTCGCAGGCCAAGTTGTAGCGGAAAGCGCGCAGATAGCCGGGCGGGAACGCCAACGTCGTGCCGAGCGTCGCCGGATTGGTCAGTTCTTCCACCGAAACGAAGTGCCATTCCAACAGCCGCAGCGGCTTTGGATAGACATACATTTCGATGTCAGGATATGTCATATTGATCCAGATGACCTGCGGATAGGTGCTGGTCACAGTCTTAACGGCGATGCCGTCATACTGTTGTTGGTTAATGATCTTGATGCCGTAAGACACATTGGTCTGCGGGTCGCGGAAATAGGTGGCGTCGTCAAGCAGGATAGGACGGTTGCCGCGAAAGTCGCCCGAAGGCCCAAGCGTTCGGCTGAGCTCGCCGGCGGGCCAGTTGAACACCTGATCCTGCGTCGAGAACACAGCCAGACGCTCGGTGTTCCAGCTATCAATCATCTGATTAAGGGCAAACAAAGCATCCTGCGACGTTTCGGCCGAAGGCGTTTCACCTTCCGCCAGCACGCCAAGAAGCCGCAACGCGCCGTTGATCTGGCCGTTTGCTGTTGATGTAAGAGTGCTAGGCGTGCCTGGCACGACAACAGGGACGTTCTGCGCCGCGTTGAACAGCGCGATCATTTGACCGTCAGTCCAACCTAGCGCGGACTGAGTAAGAACAGCGAGCGCATCGCCCGAAGTCACATACTCAGCCGTCCAGAACTCAATCCATTCAGACGTTTCGGGATCGGCCGGGACGGCTTGAAACAGCGTATTCATGTCGCCTAGCTGTGTTAGAGCGGTAAAATACTGCTGACGGGTTACGGTCGTCATGCCGGCTCCTGCAAAGCTAAATCGAACAAGGTCTGCATCTGCGCCGAAGTATAGCCCAGAGCCAGTTGGGTTTGCACATATAAAGGATCGCCCTGCGCCACATACCTAGCCGAATAGAACTCTATCCAATCTGGATAGTTAGCGTCCGCAGATATGTTTTGATAAAGACTGCTAGGGTAAGCTTCCTTCATAAGTTTATCTATGTCATTCTCCAAAAGGAGAAAAAATACGTTGTCTTCCAACAAGATACCTTGCCGGGCGGCATCATCTGCGATCTGTTGATTCACGGCAGCAAGGAATTGCTGCCGCGTCACCGTCGCCGTCATTAATGCGAACTCCAGGCCGTGCCATTACAGAAGACGGGCACAATTACCGCGCCGCCACCCGTAAGCGCGCCATTATACGTTGGCGCAGTTGCATCAGTCACATACGCCATATTGCCAGTTCTTCCAGCGACACATGGAACAGCGGCCAACCCTGCGACAGTATAAGCTTTTAGCGCGATTAAACTGCTAAAAGTTACGGGGTTTACAAACTCAACCGGGGGAACAAACTTGTATCCCCCGCCGCCAGTCAGATTTATGAACTCAAACGTCGTGCCGTTGATTCTCTGCCCGAACACAGCGGTGGCTGCGGGAGTCAGGCCGCCGTTATCAAAAATGAGCTGCGAACTTGATCCGTTGCAGATACGCAACGACTCGAAAGTTATGCGGCCATAACAATACCGCGCCAGCGCGCCGCTATCGGCAATTGCAGTTTTTGTAAACGGAAAAGCAGAGCGCCACCCTATATTAGACGTATAGTCAACAACAGAGTCAGTGCCGACTGTAGGGTCCGGCGTCCCATTTCCCTTGTCAAGCCATGCTATCTGATTTTTCATGCCCTTAGTAACGCCCGCCGTATTGGTGCCTTCAAAGATCACAGCACCCGCGCCTTGTAAGTATTGAAATGTGTTTCCGTCGCAACCCGTAGGATACGTTGGAGGATTAAAAGGATTTTCGCCAGCGCAAAGAAGGGTTGCGCCTACGCCGCCAGCGCCCCTGCTTGCTCGAAGATTAAAGAAAGTATTGTCAGCATTGTAAATTACATATGCGGTTGCATCATAATGCACACAATTAAATTCTACATGATCGTTAACTGAAAAATTGGAGTTAGAAGATCCATCGAACCGCACACAAGATGTATTCCTGGCTGTTGCATCATCTAGCTGACGAAAATCTACGTTTTCGGTAACAAAATTTTGAATAGTGGTTGTTTCCCCCAAGTCAACGCCTTCAACGCCGACGTGAAAATACATGGCCGCAAGCGTCTGTGCGTGTGAATTTAGTATGTAGACATTTTTAATGCTACTAGCCGCGATGCTGTCTACATCTACTGCTGGAGCTGTAGAGCCCGCAGCTTCGATAACTATGTTGGATAAGTGCATCCCCGTCATGCGGGTGTTTGTTGGCCCATAAGGCGACCGCATTTTAATGATCGGCGTCGTCATACCAAAAGCAGCAATTTGAGCCGGTGCGTTGACTGGAGGGCGATTGTGATAATCGTCATTTGCGGGGCTAGTTAGAGTAATCCCTGAGTATTTCATGTCGATTGAACATCCGACATAAATCGTGGCTTTGCTGCCATCGGGAAGACGGCCGCCCGGCAAGACAATAATCTTTTTATTTGAATTATTAGCCTGATCGATAAGATTGTTAATTGCATTACAGTTTGCAACGGCCGCAGCGGTGCTATTAGGAACAAGCCCAAGAGACTCAAATGTCGGCGCAACATTTATCTGCGCAACTGTCCAGACGCCGGCGGATACAGTACCTAAGCCAGTGATCCCAGCCGAAAAGGTCTGAAGTGGGGTCCACGTATTAGAAGCGTTGAGAAGCGGAACGGTCCCGCCGCTAGTGCCAATGTTATAGGAGGCCGCCGTGCCGAGCCCAGAAATATTAGTCGTCGGGATAGACCAAACGCCACTCGGGCTTACGGTGCCAAGATTAGTCCACGTCCCGTTGATGTTCGCGCCGAACTGATAAGGCGTTACCCCCTTGTTCATCCCCCATTGCATCTGCGTGTAGGTTTGCGCTGCGGCGGCCCCGACGTTGAACAGGAGGATCACAAGGGTCAAAACGCTCCCAACCATTCTGTTCGTCATAATCAGCCTCAAGGTCCATAGTCGCAACTTTAACCCCATGCTTGGGGTGGCGCAGATAGATTACAGCCATTTTCCACCTATGGTAAGGGCCAGGCGGCCCGTAGGCCGCCCGTAGGATTATGTTATTCGCCGTGAATGATGGCGAAATTGATAATTACAGCTTCCCCAAGCGCACCAGCCGTATTGTTATACAGCCCGATAACCGCC